CCGGCTGTTGCTTTATGAGGATTTTCTACATTACTTGTAGCAATTTTCCCCTCAAAATCAAAGATGATTGGGATTTTAACTGTCTCTTTCCCAATTGATTGGTAGATCACGTTTGCGGAACTTTCCGCTTTTGTAAGTACATCATTATCATCGATTTTTTTACTGATTTCATCGACGCGAGAGTTAGCAATCGCTATATTATTTTTGACTTCAGTAACGTCAGCAGTTAGACTATCAATCAATGCCTTAGCTTCTGATTTAATAGTATTAATCGTTTGATGATACTCATCTATAATCTCATTGAAACCTTGCCAGTAATAATCCTCTAACTCAGGTACATTTTCATCAATCGGGCTACGCTTGATGTCAAAAGTAAAACGGCCAGCAGTGTCCAGTGTCCGTGAATCAGGCAACTCAATATAAACCGATCCATCCACACGGCCTTGATATCCTAAAATATTATCTTCAAGAACAATAGAAACAATACTTTCTAAAGAATCTTCGATAGTTGCATTATATATATGACGTCCACGACCAACCTCCGCTGTGTCAGAATTAAATTCTAGAAGAATTGGTACGATAGTACCTGCCGAGAGAGGTTGATTCATATAGTCTTTTTGAAGTTGGAAAATCAGCTTCGCAGTTCCTCTATCGTGAGACCAAAAAACCACTCCAGTATTGATAGGAGCGGTTGCTTTAGCATCAATTATGATTGTCTCATTATTTGTTTTAAACATTAACTAAACACCTGCCCTTTAGTAACAACCAATCCTAACTGAACTTTGTATTTAGTTGTCGAACCCGAGGTAGTTGATGATGCATCTGTTACTGTCGCACCTGAATCCGCCGAAATCCCTACTACATTACCAGACCCTGTGTTCGTTCCCGAAAATAAGGCGGTTGACATCGCAGAAGCTCTTAATAGAATAGCTTGATTCACGAAATGTGAGTAATAAATGTTCATTTTTGAATTTCCATTCACATACAGTGCATTGTAATTCGTAGATGACGATGTATTTTCAGCACACTTAACTTTATTCAAAGCGAGATATCCTCCTTGTTTACAAAAGAAAGCACACGTATTACCATCGGTTTGAATGGCATTCGCTGTATCAACGGCTTGCAAGCCATAGATGTGAAAATAGCCTGCTGAGGAGGCGAAACCTATTGAACGAACTTTTACTGGTAAATCTACTTTGCTCAGGTCAAGACTATCCACATTTTGAATTGTTCTGATTGTTAATGATACACAAAATATACTTGCTAGGATAACATTTTCCAAATAGACCCCATCGTCCACCCAAATAGTCACTCGGGCTGAACTAAGCAAAGGAATCATGTTTGCAGCCATTTGAATAGTCTTAAATGGTTTTTCCTCCGTCCCATCGCCATTTTTATCATCGCCTTTTTCTATCGAAACAAATAAGTCGATCGTTGCACCGTAAGTCCCCATTAATCTTCCAATTCCATTATTCAATTGTTCCATCTGTTTTTGTTGGTCATTTTGAATATCGTTTATGTCTTGAACATCTAAATCATGTTTGTTTTCAGCAGCAGTCAATCGACCTTGCAAAGTGTCGAACTGCTCTGCATTGTTGTTGACTCTTGCATCTACCACTTCATTTGGAGAATCGCCTCCAGATTTGAGAACTAAGTTATCAATACGTTTATTGGTGGTATCTATTTTTGTGGTTTGTCCTCGAATGATTCTATTCAGAATATCTACATTCTTATTAAATGATTCCTTCCACTCTGTAGAAATTCGATTGCTTATTAGTTTTAGCAATCCCATTACACCACTCCTCTCTTGGCTAATTTAGCCAATATTGATGTCATCGTTTTTTTAGTATTACTCATAGTTATTTCAGGCGGTTTGTTTGGTAAGGCTGGATACGTTTTAAGGCCGACTATTTGAATGTAAGTTTTAATGTTTAATGGTTCATAGATGAACGGAACATAATCACCCTTTTGTGGAGTAATACGCCACTTCAATGTTACTGACCCACTTATTGAAGGATAATCTTGTAAATCTTTTTTTAATCGCTCCATCATATTTCCAGCAATTGTGTATCGTTCATCTTCTACAGGATCTTGTATTCGGATTCCCCATTTCTCCGATTCAGAAGAAGTGTATGTGATTGGAGAAAAGTAATACGTATCATCTTCCTTTTTCTTACCAAACCCTTTAATCTGCGTTTTGAGCGAATACGTATCAATGTCGAACTTTACTGAATCTGTATTGTACTTATATCGAATTTGTTCTTGAATTTGGTTTCCAAAATCTGAACGAGAATAGAATGTCATGCGTTTATTATCGGGTACCATTACCACATCATAATCGCTCATTATTTCCTCAATTAGTTTGAGGTAATTCGCATTTCCGAAATTTTCCTGTTCTACTCTCCCGATTTTCCCTAGAGGATTTACTACTTCCCATTGAAAACCCATATCCCCGGTAGCACCGTTAAAGACATGTGTTAGTAATTCATTAATAGCTCGAGTTCCTGATATCGTATTGTATTGAAACCCATCTTGAACTGTATAGAAGATGTGCGTTGCTGTAACATTTTTAGTTATCATTGATCCTAATCCACTAAGTTCCATTGACTTAATTATGAATTCTTGACCATTAAATATAACTGAGTTTTCATAATCAATTAAGTCAAACGTATAGCCATTTATTTCAGTTCTTGAAACATTGAAACTGACTTCCCAAGTTTCATTCTGTTGCCAATTTTCAACAAAAGAATCCTTGTCATAATCAACAAGGATTTCTTTCTTTGTCTTTTCATAATTTTGAATGATGATATCTGTCACCGTATCACCTACTTGTACAAGAAACGGAAATCCCAAGAGGATTTCACGTTTGCGACATTTTGTATTTCTATTTCATTAATCCCTGGCGCTAAAGTGATTAATTCGAGATTTGTATCGATACCACAATTTACACCGTTCAACTTCGGATAAACACGATTGAGCGAAAGTGTTTGACCTAAGTTATTCGAAAAACTAGGATAATAAATAAATCTTTCGCCCGTGGTTCTATTAAATATCGTTGCATTTCCCAATGACTCTCCTTGCAATGTAATTCTAAGGTCATTTTCACGTGGATCTACTGAAAAATCACCAGCATTGAAGACTTGGAAACGGCTCACTTCGAACTCATATATATAGTCTTCAGCTTCTAAGTTTTGCGAGAACTGCCATTCATCCGATAAAGAAAACTCGGAGAGAGTAGTTGTTAGAGATTCAGCGCAACCTGATGGTACATTGAAAGAAATTTCAATCGTTGAATAATCGTTTTCTTCTTCGATATACTCAAAACTAGTTGGATTAACTTTAAATCGTTTGCCAGGACTTCTATCATGCGTAATATAGTACTGAAATCCCGGAAAAATGATTTGATGTAATTCAGTTTCAATTAGTTCTTTATCGTATTCGTCTTTGTAAAAAATATCGAACGTCAGTATTAAATCAAAAGGTCGAAAGGAAGCATTGGATTCTCTACTTCCATTCGACCCTTCAAAATCTTCATATTGCACTTCATACACAGGAGCTTGACGTTCGATTTTTTTGCACACAATTTTATTCTTTTGTTGCGGATCAAACAGTTTCCCGTTTTGATTGAACAATAGTTTATAAAACAACAAAGTATCTACACCATCCCTCTTGTATATTGTAATTTATTTAAATCAGCACCCATAAAACTATTAGCTGCTTTTCCTATTGAATCTGCAGAAATCGTGGGGTCTTTTAACAGTATTGCTTTTAATACTTTCATCAACTCATTATGCTGCTTTTGTTGTTGCTTGATTAGTGTGAGTAACTCTTCTGTATTGTCGTGATTCGTAGTTTGCTGTGTTGTGTTTTTATTGTCTCCAGATAGAAAAGCTAAAGCTTGGCCCATCAGTTCAATAGCACGTGTTTTGCGAGTTAAAGGAATAACCATTTCTGGTTTGTTTCCTTCGCCAGCTCTGTATAATCCATCCTTGTTGATTAGTCCGCCATTTGCATAGCCTACACCTCTATATGCCGCGGTTAATGATCCGTATCTTGAAACGGCGTATCTAATAGAAGCTAAGATATTAGACAACGGATCGTACACGTTTTTGTTATATCCAGGTCGTGCATATGCTTGGAATGTGGAATCAATAGTTTGCAGCAGACCTTTAGAAGGTGTGCCTTTAGCAGCATTGCTATCCCATAAATTGATCGCGTTTGGATTACCGCCAGATTCAGTTTGCATCTGGTAAAGTAGTGCATTCAGATTTGCGGCAGAGTATTGCCCTTCCATTTTTAACGCTTTGATCGCGATTTTTCTCCACTGTTCAACTCCAGCAGAAGGGCTATATTTAACATTTCCGTTTCCGTTAGGCACATCCGTTCCAGCTTTAAAAATATCACCAGACCCCATCGAACCATTCAAATGGATGTGGTCATAGTGATCGTTATCTGGCCAAGTTACCCATTGACCACTCGAACCAGTTCCACTAAGACCCATACGGTCTCTAACTTTACCATTCGTGATTACATAAGCAATCTGTTTAGGGAATTTCTCGAATGCCCAATTTGCTGCTTCTGTATATCTGGGGCTACCATATGGGTATCCTGAAATATCTAATGCTTGATGTTTACCATGGTAATACGGATCACCAGGACGATATCCAGAAGTGATAGTTAGCCCACCGAATTTCGACATGACTTTTTGAGCGATATCAACTAAGTATTGATAAACATTATTCGCATTCATTGCACCGTCAAAACTTCCTCCGCCAAATGAATCTTCGACTTGTTTCTGCACGAATGGATAAGCGGCGCTAGTCATTAACTTAACGCCTGATTTTGTCATGTTCTTCCAAGGTTCTAGGATACTATTGTAATCGATTCTCTTATCAACTATCTTCTTAAAAACACCTTCATCATCAATCAAATCAAATATATCAAAATCATCCGTCCCATTTGCATAGTGCGGAATATCAAGTCTATTCTTCAATTTTTTAGTTAATGAAGCATTCAATACCTGCGCGCCTTTTGGAAGATTCACTAACAAATCTTTCCCTTTAGCAATAAATCCACGTCCATCAGGCATCTGTACATATTCCTCATGCACTGGTCCTTTTTGGTCATTAATTACAGCTAAACCGCCCGGATGTCCGTCCGTACCTTTTGCATATTTAGGAACCGTCCAGTTACCTAGCTTCTTATCCGATTCAACCTCTTTAAGAACGTAATTAACGCCGCCAATCACGCCGTTAACACCTTTTCCGATTCCACCAACCATCTTATTTGCTACGCCATTCATAGTTGATGATAATGAACCACCCATAGAGTTAAGTCCACTAATTAGCGATTGCATAAGATAACTACCGGCGCTGTAAAAACCACCGTTTTTGGAACGAAGATTATTAATTGAGTCATTTCCCAACTGGTTAACTCTCGAAATAAATGATCCATACAACGAGTTCCAACCATTCAAATTATTCTGCTGCCACGTACGTCCATTGTTGTACATAGGCGCATTGTAACTACGAAGAGTTGTCATTGCTTGGTTACAGAATGTCTTGATTAAATTGATAAATGTTCCTGTTAGGCTGTTCCAACCATTCATCACGTTCCTGTTCCAAACGACACCCTGTAAATAATTCGGATTATTTTGACTACTCAATTGCGTTAAATAGTCCGAAATGAAAATCAATTCACTGTTCATATAAGTAGGAACGATAGAATTCCAGCCATTCATTAGATTTGTCATCCACATTGAACCGATCTCAGTATATTGTTCTCCTTGAGCCAATAACTGTTCTGGAGCAAGAGAAGCAATTCCAGCGGTTCCTTGAGTATTCGGGATAACTGATTTCTCTGTCATCATCCCAACAGTGTCCGATTCAGCTGATTGAGGCTGCATTGTTTTGAACATTACGATAAGCTCATTGATTGCTTGGATTAATTCAGTAATCTTAGAATCGGGTGTAATAACTTCGCCAATACCTGCTGCATAACGAGGTATAAGCTGTTTTGTTTTTGATGCATTCAACACCTTAGAACCTCTTGCTAAATCAGGTAACAATACATTTCTTCCTTCTGGAATAAATGGCGTTCCACCTTTAGGAATAACTAGTTCTTTATATAGTGATCCACGCTGATCATTAACAATTGCGGGACCGCCTAAATGATAATTCGTACCCTTTTCAAAACCGAGAGCTTCTTTTACACCTTTACCAAAATCACCTACAAATTTCAGCGTCTTAGTGATTACTGAAGGTTTTTTATTAAACTCGTCAAAATCTTTGCTGACCTTTCCAATTTTGTTAGAAGCTTGGTCATCTGCTTTTAAAGTTTTTAGGAATGGTTCGATCTTGTTGTAATCTCTTAACTTAATTGAACCATCCTTAACTTTTTGATTTATGTCAACATTATCACCAAGCATTCTCTTCACTGAATCAGGAAGCATAGTCCATGATAAATATGTTTTTTCTGAACCAAAAACTTTTGTTAATAAGTCAGAATTGTTTCCTAAAATTTTCTTTTCTTGCTCAGGCAATTGATTCCAACGGTTCATACTTGTTTCAGAAGTCAACAACTTAGACGCGAAGTCAGTATTATTCGCTAACAATTTCTTTTCTGAATCAGGTAATGCATTCCAACGAGCGAAAGATTGATCTGAACTATAAATCTTTTGTAGAAAATCATAATTGTCTCCAATGATTTTCTTAACTTCTGTAGGAACCGTGTTCCAATGATTCAATTTTTCTTCAGAACCTTTTAGCGTTTCAAGAAAACCAAAGTTATCCGCCTTTAATTTTTTTATCTCTGGCTGATATTCATCCCACAGACCAAGGTTGAGCATGGTTTCTGCCATAGCCTCTTTAGTGTTTGACCTCAGAATAGCGTTTTTCTGTTCAATGCTAAGTTCATTCCACTTTCCAGAATCTTCAAGCGCTTTATACATAGTTTGTGAGAATTTATCTTCTAGAATAGCTTGTTTATCTTCCCATGCCATTCCATCCCACCAACCATTAGCGATTGCAGCTTCTCCAACAATTAGTTTTGCATTTGAGTTCAGTTTTGCGTCATGAAGGACAAAGCGAAGATCATTCCAAGTTTTAGAATCCTTTGTTGCTTCGATAACCTCTTCACGAGCATTTGTTTTAACTTCACCAGTCTTCTCGTCAAATACAAGAGAGTTCCAAATCTGAGCTGACTTCTTACCTTCTTTACTAGACTCATTCGCTGTCCAAGAAAGCTTTTCAGCATTTTTCTTAGCTTTTTCAGCTAGTTGATTTGCCATGCTTGTTGCGCTTGCTAAGATTTCATCGTTCATCTTAATTGCTTCGGTTCCAGCTTCGCCCATACTACTAATCAATTGACCATTGCCAAAGTAAACTTCTTTAGCTAAGTCCGGATATTTTTGTGCAATCGTAGCAATCTGAGCATCAAAACCATCAGTTGTAGTTTTATTGATTTCGTCCCAAGCAGCTAGAAATTTTTGAGCAAACTCACCATCGAGATTATATCCTAAGTCTTTCAGATACTTTTCTTTTTCTTCTCTACCTTTTTGAGCATGCTGTTGTGCGGCTGCACGTTGTTTCCCTAGTGATTGCAACCAAAGCTTTGCTTCTTCTTCAGATGCTTTCGAGACATCTCCGTTCATTGCAGCTAAGATTTTCTTCTTTTCTTTGGATGTCACGTCTAATGTTTCCACATAAGCCCTAGTAGTATTTTCAGCTAAATCTCGAATTATTTTTGCTTCATTTACACTAAGTTCACGATCATTATTTGAAGCATTTTTCTTGATCTCAGATATTCGGTCAGTGTTTTCCTGAACTATTTTCAAAGCATTCTCAGCGTCTGTTTTATGCTCAATAAGCATATCTTTCATTGATGAATCAACGGATGCAGGTAACTCTTTGATTAGTTTGTCTAAACCTTCAATTTTATTAATCAGACTTTGTTCAACCGTCTGGCCAATCTTTTCGAAGTTCGTGACCATCGAATCAGAATTCGTTGCAAATCCTTGCTCCATTAATCCAAATTGACCACTGGCTTTTTGAGTATTGGTTTGAACTTTATCTAAAACTTTATCGGTCTCTGCTCCTACATCAGTTCCCCATTGCTTCACTCGCTGACCAGAGTTCCATGCTTCTTCTCCGAATAATTTCCATGCTCCATAACCAAGCGCAAGAGCTCCGCCTACACCAGCTATTCCAATAAGAACCGGTGACAATGATCCTAATGCGCCAGTTACAGCTCCAATTCCACTTGTTCCTGCAGCACCTGATGCGACAGTACCTAAACCAGAGATTTGAGTGCTTGCGGCGCCAATTTTAGGTGCTGCTTTACTTGCCGAATCTCCTGCTAATATTACTCCGCTAGAAAAACTAGCCATTGCCTTTTTCTCAGCAGCTTTTGCGGTTAATTCAACAAGGCTCCCACTAAGCTTGCCAACAGCAGTTTTTGTCTTACCGATTACAGTTGCTCCTGATCCTAGAAGCTTAAATGCTGGCCCTGCTGCTGCAGCTACACCAATCCATTTTATGATATTAGTTTGCTGATCTTTGCTTAAGTTTGAGAATCCTTTTGCTATGTCTCCTAATCCTTTGATTAGAGGTTTTGACGCTTTCAAACCATCACGTAATGCATCTACAAATGGTCCGCCAAGATCTATAGCCGCGTCAACAGCTTCATTTTTTAACATCTTAAGTTTGGATTCTGTAGTTTCGTATCGCTTGTTTGCTTCTTCAGTTAATGCAGAGTTTTCTTTCCAAGCTTTATTGCCTGTCTTAATGGCATTGTCAAATACTCCGCTAGCATTCGCTGCTCGAAGCAAACTATCCCGAAGTCGCACTTCTTTGATATCCATGTCGTCCAACATCTTGATTGCTGACGTACCTTGTTTTTCAGCATTGGAAAGTCCTTGGATAAATTTCATAATTGCTTTAGATGGATCATTCTTAAACAATTTAGAAAACTGTTCATTTGAAATACCAGCTACACTCGCGAAATTCTCTAATGATGTTTTAGACTTATCAGCTTCCTTGTACATTTTCTTCAAAGAAGAACTGTTCATCCCTAACGCTTCGGCCATTGACTTGAGTGGTTTGCCGCCGTTTACCACTGCTTGACTAACCTCGCCTATTGAAAAACCAGCATTGTTGGCTCTTTCTTCTAGTTCTCCGAATGCTCCTGTTCCTTTTTCAACAGCTAGCTGCATTTGAACCATGACCTTGGATATAGCGGAACCGCCCGCTTCAGCCTCAACACCAACAGAACTCAACGCAGTTGCAAACCCGAGAATATCACCTTGACTCATTCCAACTTGCTTACCTGCACCGGCAATTCTCAAAGCCATTTCTGTAATTTCGGATTCGGTTGTTGCATAGTTATTCCCTAAGTCGACTATCGCTGAACCAAGTTTGTCAAAATCTTTCTGACTCATTTGAGTAATATTCGCAAAACGAGCCAACGAAGTTGCTGCATTTTCAGCAGACATGTTCGTTGACTCGCCTAAATCAATCATCGTTTTAGTAAATGATTTTACATTTTGAGTTTTAATCCCTAACTGTCCGGCTGCTTCAGCCACTTTAGCAATCTCAGAATGACTTGATGGTAACTGCTTAGCTAAATCTCGAAGACCTGACTCTAAATCAGCATATGAGTATGTCACTTTTCCATTCGAATCTACGACTTCATCATTCGTCTTTTTTACACCTGCAAAATCTGATTCCCATGAGATAGCCGCCTTCGTAACTGCTGCCGATCCAGCCAGTAGAGGGGCAGTGACTCCAACAGTCATAGCTGTGCCCATACCAGATAATTTTTGACCGAAGTTTTCAATTTTCTTACCAGATTTTATCCATTGCTCAGATTGAGTTTTAAGTTTTCCAGTAATACCTTCAGTCTCAACTTTTACACGTGCCATCTGACCCACTGTAGTTTTCATTTGTGCTTCAAAGCTAGCAGATTTAGCAATCGCTTGGTTCAGTTCATTAGCATACTTGGCAGTAGCAGTAGTTGCCTTACCATTCGCATCGAAGCTCTTATCATATTGTTCCTTTAGCTTGCCCATATACTTTTCGTTTGAACTAAGTGTTTTGCTAAGGCCGTCATATTTTGTTTGTAAAGCGCCTAATTTATCACCTGATGAATTCATTACTTTCATCTGTGATTGCATGGCTTTCATATTGTAAGCTACGCTTTTTTTTGCTCCATTGAGCCCTTTAGAAAAGGCAGAACTGTCTAGGTCTAAGATAACCTTCATATTACCTAATGGTTTTCCGTTTGCCATAGTTTTCCTCCTTTCCTAAATGGATTTGACGAAGTCTTTTAGATCAACTTCTTCTTGTTTCTCTTTTTTCGGACTTACACAGGCTATTTCGATCAAAGTATCAAAAGAGTTATTTTCAATATCTGAAAGAGACCATCCTTGTTTCGTTAATTCTCTGCACAATTCCAGATACATTTCTTCGGCTTCTTCCGGAGTTACTTTTTTGCATCTGGATCGGGATCATCTTCTATTCCCATTACTTGTCCTAATAAATCATCCAAAGTTTCCCGAGTTTTTTCAGAAGGCAATCCTTCCAAAATCTGATCTGTAGATAGTTTGTCCGCCTTAAAAAGTTCAACTGCAAATGCTAAGTAAATATCCAATTGATCCCAGATCATGATTTTTTCTGCATTTAATTTTTTTATAGTTTGCAAAGCTAAACGATAGTCTTTACCTGTTGTTTCTAGTTTTTCAAAGACTTCTTTCTTGCCTTTTTTATTTTTTAATTCGATTCGAACTTGTGCCATCTATCATTTCCTCCTATTGTTTTCCAATAAAAAAGAGGACTATTACAGTCCTCTAAACTACGCTGGTACTAACGCGAGTAAATCTGATTTAAGCGTCTTTCCTGAAAAATCAATGTCATGCGCTGTCAACCATGATTTTATTTCTTCGACGGTATTAGCATTTGTTGGCTTTGTATCTCCTTCAGGATTAAAGTCAGATGTTTCCATTCCTTGCTCAGCCAATGTTGTAAATGCAGGAATATCCACTTTTTTGGATTCAACATCATTAATCACTCGAACAGCTTGATAATCACCCTTAGCTACAGCAGTTTCAGCAGCTACACCTGTAATAGATAGAGGGCTTGCCCCTTCGGCGACTTTCGTTCCATCTTTTTTGTAAATTTTAAATGTATCTACCATATTCATTCTCCTAACTCAATGCGACTGTTGCCCCTGTTGTCGTTGGGGTAACCGCTCCAACGACTGGGCTTGTTACTCCCCCGCTGGGAAAACCAATGCTTTTAGTGCAGTAATTTTTGATTCATCATCGCCGCTAAATTTCACTAGCGATTGTCCTTTAGCATCCCCTTCAACATCATTAGCAATCGCAGAAAATACATATTCTTCAGCTTCGGGTTCAAATGCTTCATTAGTCGTAGTATTCAGATTAATAGCTTCACGACTAAATTTACCTTTAAATAATCCAAGCATTGCAGTTTCACCGTTTAAATCTTCTGATTCCATTAGCACAGCACAATATGGTGGTTCAGTATCTTCGCCTAAGAAGCTAAATCCGTTTGTCTCGTCGACTTTATAGCCCAAAATCTTGTCGTTTGCACCATCAGGTAAATCTAATAAGCCGAAGTTTGCTGAGATATCGCCCGTACCTTTTTGAGAAATATAATATGGAACATTCGAACCATATACTTTAGATGCTTCTTTAGATAATCCGCTGATTTCAGCCGATACAGTCGCTCCTTTGTCTTGTTTTCCTTCAATTACGATTAGATTTGCTGCTGGAATTTTCCCGTTTTCATCGAAAACCCCGATTGTCATTTTTTTAAACCCTACAAGTGTCAATATAATCACTCTCTTTCTTAGTTTTTGACAACAAAAAAAGACACGATTTTTCGTGTCTTGATTCCTGTTATTCTGTTTTAATATTGTGTATCGTAAATTCTTGTATTCCCATCGTATCGACGTGCATCTACATAACGATTTGTCTCGGAAAAGTATTCATCTAGTCCTTGACCAGAAACTTGGCCAAAGCCTAGCGTCTTCATTTCCTTTTTTATCTCGTATTGGATTTGTTTGCATGTCGCTCTGTACTTGGATTCAACGTCAATTTGTATTAAGTGTTCAATAGAAAGTTCTCTATCGCTTCCATGATAAGCTTCATTTGGAACATCTACTGGTCTAATTGTAATGAACGCTCCGGATTTATCGGCTGTTTCTGGTTGTTGGTAATACTTTATGCGATATTCTTCTGTTTCCTCATTGAACGTTAGGTTATGGATGTATTCATTAGTACAGAGCGCTTCATATATATTATCCAACATATATTTCATAGGCTCTTTTTAACCTCCTTGGCAACTGCTTCTAGATAAATTGGCTCTGAATTTTTCAAGGACTTAGTGATCACACCGAAACCACGAGGAGTTATTTGTTTTCCGTCCCTTGTATAACCCCATTCATTAAGATGTATGATTCGATAACGCTCATGAGGTCCATTCCACCCTATTTCGGCTTCGGCTCTGTAGTTTTTGTATGTTGCGTTTTTTCGTACAACTTCTTCAATTGTATATCCCTTATCCTTGAATACAATCATGTCAGTTTGAAGATTCTTTTCAACTTTCTCAGCACCCACATTGATTGCTTTTCGAGTAACAGTTTTTGTTTTATTAGTTCCTAGCTTTTTCTCCAAAGATTGAATAGTTTCAGTTACACCTTGAAATTCAACGTTACTCATCGTTAGTCACACCCAATACGATAGTAAGGAAACGATTTTCAGAAATATCCTGCCTAACGTCCATAATGTTCCAACGTTCACCCAATCGATAATCCAAGATTTCTACAAAATGTTTATTTGTAGGAATGTATTTTCCTCGCGGATCACGTATGACTATTGTTACTGCTTTTTTAGTACCTTTGCCATTCAATATTTCTAAATCTTTCATAGATGGATCATAAATCTCAGCCCGAGCTTTATAGAGGATTTTCTTTTCTTTTTCACCCGGTTCAGGCCCACTATTAGGTTTGTACTGCCAAAATACAATTTTGGTATTTAGTTTTCCTGTTCTACTTTTCCTCATCGCTGTCACCTTCTTTATAAGCGAGGTAACTTGCCTTTAGTTGAAGCAACATAGAGTTAAAACCTAGATCATATTCACGAAGTGCACCATTTTGTGTTTGAGACTCTATCGTTGCTGATCCTGCATGATAGTAGTGATCAGATAATAATAGGATTGCTAGGTTAATCAAATCAATCGTCTCATTATCCTGCAGATAGAAAGAGGGCTTCTCATTTCCGATAGCCCCCTTAATATATGCAATCGCAGACATCACAGACCGTTGCACCCCGATATCATCATCAGTATAATCTTCACGAATTGCAGCTTTTATTTCTTCTAAATCCTCTTCTTTTTTTGGGTCTAGAATCATCTAATCACCGCCTAACTCAAATCAATCAATGCCCCATCTACAGTCGGGGTCACATTCCCGACGACTGCCGGGGCTACGCTTTTTTTGCTAATCGGAAAGCAGACGCTAGTTTAATTTGGTGATCGAACCATGCAGTCACTACGAACAAGTTGATACCTGTTTTTACATCTTTATCTTGTTCATACGTTGCACCAATATCATAGTTGAAATGAGAATATGAGAAATCGCCAACAACTGGAGTCACTGCAGCATCAGTAAAGATAACTGGCTTCCCTAAAACTTGTTCCGGTTGCGCAGTGTATAGAGTAGCACTGCCATTCGCTAATGTTTTGATAATCTTCAAGTAATCAGTAAAGCGCATCATGATTTTTGCATTTTCACGATAGTCTTCGTGTAAATCAGCTACTGCTTCTGTGATTGCTTCATACATATCAGCACCAGTAACTTCTTTAATGTTAACCACTGTTTTATCATAGAAACTCATATGTTCTTCACCAGTTTTTGGTGATTCTGCAAATGCTACTTTGCGTTCCTTTGCCGCAACACCAGATTGCAAGTTAGATTCTACAGTGGAAACTAAATTAGTATTGGTTCCCAATAAAATTGTTTCAGAAATCCCAGTGAACACTTTGAATTTGTGTCGTGTAAACGAAACAGTGTCTCCTTTTGCCTCTAATTCTTTCGCTGTTTCTTTATCCGCGATAAAGTCGTCATCATCCAAAGTGAAAGTAACTTTTGGAATTTCTAAGTTAGGAATGTTTGTTACTGTTGAAACTTCGCGTAGTGGATTTTTTACAGTAGGTTCAGAAATAATGTCATTTGCTACAGTTTTAGGAAGGAATTTATTCCCTTTAGTAGTATCTTCATCACCTAAAACTTGATAAACATCTACTGGTACTGCTTCTTTAGCCATTGTTTTGCGAATTAACTCCGCTTTAGCGTCAATTTTCTTTTGTTCAATATTTTCAGCTGTTGAAAAGGTTTGTTTAGACAAGCTAGCCTTTTGTTCTGCTTCCATTTGATCATGTTGAGCTTTGATAATGTCAAAGCGTTGTTGCAAATCAGCAGACGTTTTGTTTAATTGATTTAAATCATCAACACTCACCGCTGGGTCTGCTGCTTTCTGTGAAATTTCATCCTTAGTTTTTTGGATTTGATTACCAATCGTAGTCATATCCTGTTTTAATTCGAAAATTGTTTTCATAAATTATAATCCTCCTAGAATATCGCCAATATAGGCTTTGTCTTGCTGTGCTTGTTTAACGATTTGCTTCCGTTGCTCTTCAGTGATTCGTTCTTTTTGAACAGGTTGTAACAACTTAGTCGGTACGTTTTGATAAGCTTCAAAAAGTTTTTTGCTGATTGAAGCTGCCATCTGATTTGCGGATTCGACTGCATCACAAAGACCGTACTCATACGCTTCAGCAGCGGATAACCACGTTTCCTCATCCATTATTTGTTTGATTTTTTCCTCAGATAGTTTGCCGCTAGCCTTAGATAGATATGTGACGACAGAAGATTCAGCGATTTTATCTAAATCATCTGCTTGCTTACGTAACTCTTTTGCATTCCCCATTGAGAAAGTCCAAGGATTATGAATCATCAACATGCTGTTTTCAGGCATAACGACCTTGTCACAGCTGGCTACAATCACACTAGCAATAGAAGCAGCCAGCGCATCTACATGAGCTGTAACATGAGCTTTATGCTGTTTTAGCATGTTCCCAATCGCAATACCTTCAAAGACTGATCCTCCAGGAGAATTAATGTGTAGATTGATTTGATTTACCTCTCCCAGTTCCTTTAAGTCTTTTTGGAAACTAGCCGCTGTTGTATCCGCGTCATCCCATTTGTAAGAAACTATTTCACCGAAAATATAAATATCGGCTTCCTCTTTGTTAGCCGATTGTTTAACTTCCCAAAATTTTTTCATCTCAACCCTCCTTTCAAGGCAAAATAAAAAGGCGTCACTTTTTTGTGACTACCTTGATGTACTTATCTATGTTTTGTTTTAAATCAGTGAATAACTTCTCATAACTTCTCTGTGCTAACTCTTGATTGAAAAAGTATTGAAATCGGATTAATAAAACACGTAATTTAAATAGTAATTTTGTTTTAGCATACAGAGTTATTGACTTATTTTCGATAACTATCGCCTCTCTGAAGAGTAAAAAAAGACCTAATCATCTTTGATTACATCTTGTATACCAGTTTTATTCGATTTTCTAAGCGCCGGGTCCATATCTTGCGGATACATATCTCCAGAAATCCATAATTCAGCTGCTTTACCTCCACGTGGTGGCATTTCTTCAAGCATCCGTGCTTCGTCTGGAGCCATCCATCCATCACGAATACCACCATGATAGAATTTCTGTCTAGCATCACTATCTCCACGTAAGAGGCCCATCATATTGAACTTAAAGTAATATCCTTTTACTCGCTCCTCTTTTCGTAGGATTTTCTTATTAAACTCTCGCTCGTACTGCTTAACGATTGGAGTGAGCGTCATATTTACAAACAACTGCATAAGTTGTTCATTTGATGAAAAACTACTACTATCCGAATTGAGGAATATGCTCGGAACATTGTATACATTCGCAATCCGATCACGTGTTATACCTTCGGTAATTTGCATGTCTGTTGCAACAAAGTTGCGTTCCATCTCGTCAATTGTTACCCCTGGTTCTTGAAAAAGAACTCCGCCATTCTCCTCATAAAATCTTCTGAAATCCTCTACAACAGCTGCTCTTTTTTCTTCATCGACATTACTTGCATAAGTCAAAATGAACGAATCTCTTAGCGATTCCATTTCTTTTAAAGAAAATTCTCTAACTGCTTTGTCAAAATCATTGGAGTTCTTCAAAACAGCAATTGGACTAATCCCCTTCCAATTGCCATTACCAGCAATATGACGAACATGAATAACATCAGAATTATGGAAATAGTATGTTTTCCCTTCGTTATTCACCACATACCAAAGCTCATTACTATTTTGTTCGAGAACTGGCTCTACGTAATTTGGGTTAAATGGGACTAACATGTCCAGCTGACCACGGATATCTCTCATGATCAATGCATAACCGTTACCATTTGTATCTCTGCTAACTTCTAACACGTTAATAATCTGATCGAGTGTTTGATTTTTATTGGGGTAATAAACTAGTCGGTCCATTTCTTCATCAAATTGTTGATCGTAGTTTAGATATTTTTTGAACGGTAGACTAGATAGTGTGTTACTAAGTCTTGAAACGACTGAAAAAATATTCTCGTTCGTTTCAAGAGTAGAGTTTTCTATTCCGAAGAATGTTTTCCCAAACCATTGCTTGAAACTGCTATTAGTTTGATAGTTCTTAATGATTGTTTGCTTGATGAATTTGGGTGTTACTCTGTTTATTGCTCTTTGAACTATATTCATTTCTACCCTCCCTTCATCATTTCTCTGATACTTATAAAGCCGACATTCGCAGTTTGTTTTGATTTATTTGCAAACATTTCTACCACACTTACGTGGCTGTTCAGCAATGCAGCAAAACCATCGATTTTCCGATTTTTTGATTGCTTAGTTGGCATCCAGTTATTGTTTCTATCTTGAACGAGTTTCACGTTAGATAAATACCATCGGAATATCTTTTGCTTGTTATATATTACTTTTCCATCTAAAAAACGTTCTTTAAGGTCCTTCATTGGACCCCCTAAAGTTGTAAATCCTTGGATTGCTTCTTCCATTACAAAACCATAATCAATCATTTGTTGGTTCAGAATTAGACTATTCCTACGATCGTATCTGACTTTCAAAATTTTGAATTCTTTTGATTGTTCAATAAACCATTCAAATACAAACTGATAATCCACATAGCTGCCAGGTGTGACAGTCAAATCTCCTGATTTTATCCATGCATCTAATCTTTGCTTGTTGTTATCATTGTTGTATCTTTCCTGCGAAATCCAACTATGCTCAAGAACTGCAATTTCTCCGGTTTCATAGATAGGAAATTCTAAATTTGCAGATGTAAAATCCTGCGTTTCTGATAAGTCATAGCCAGCCACACACTCCTGATCTTTCATTGTTTCCCAATCAATTTCTTTATTGTTCTTATTGATTGTCTGCATATCCAAGAACGACAGTTCGTCAATATCTGAAAAAAGATTGAACTGTTTAGTAATCCAATCGGCGCGTTCTTGAGGACTGTTGCGTTCTGTCTTCCAGTCAGTAACCAGATCAACAAATGACATTAAACCGATGTTCGGATTAGCTTTAATCCATTTTCTTGGATCATCCGCTTCTGATACATCATCTAATTTTGCTATAAAGTAAAATACTCGTTCATCTAGCCCATCTTCAAGATGTTCTAAACAATCGAGTGCGTTGTCATAATATTGCATTAGTGGTCCATCTAGAACATAACCAGCTGTTGTGATATAAGTAATCAATGGCTGTCGTCTAGTTCCCCGGGATTTCTTGATAACATTAATCAGTTTGAAATTTATGAACTCATGGATTTCATCGAAAATTGCAAAATGTGTATTCAATCCATCTAACTTTTTGCTGTCAGATGCTCTCGCTTCCATCTTTGAAAATGTAGCTTCGTCCTTAATCACCGATCGTTGTGGTTTATACTTCTTGTCTAATCGTGGTGATTGCTTGACCATTTCTTTAGTTTTATCAAATAAGATTGAGGCTTGATCTTTTGCATTCGCTAATACATACACGTTGGCACCTTGCTCATTGTCGTATCCAAGCATATATGCTGATAAACCACTAATCAGTGAGGTTTTACCGTTCTTACGACCAACAAACGTTAGTGCTTCACGAAACCGTCGTACGCCTGTCTCTTTGTGAACCCAACCGAACATAGACCCAATGATAAAATGTTGCCAAGGTTGCAATACAAATCGTTCAAAATCTCCTTCTGTCGGTCGACAATTTTCTTCGATGAAACGAATTGGCCTATGACCTGCCGCTTCATCAAAGATCCACGGAAAATCTTCTGTTCCTTGGCGTTTCAAATCCATCATATGGCGTTTTGCAGCGAGAATATTTTCTTTACTAGCAAGTATAGAACCATCAATCAAACGTTCTGCATACCAAGTAGTGAGTAACTCAGGATACGGTTCTAACAATACCCCGCCCCAAGAAGATTGCTCTTCTTTGTAATTCTCCCACCACTTTTCAAGCTCTGAATACGAAAGAGACATTAAGTCCATTCGTCATCACCATCATCCTGTGACAACTTAATAGCAAGTTTCGCTCTTGCAGAAGGCGATAAGCCTAGGTCACTACCGAATGAACGCATATTTTTGGAACATGTATCCAGCTGTTTGATCAATGGGTTTCCAATTGCTTCAGGATTTTCTGCTTGCGTCAATGCTGCCTGAGCTTGAAGATTCATGTGTTCTGCATACCAGTAGCAATACATCGCTAATGGATAAACATCACCGTTTGTAATCAATTCAATTTCCAGTAGTTCATCTTTAAGAAAATTAAAAGCCCTCACAGCGGTCTCGTTTAACCACTCTGGGGCTCGGATATTGTCGCTCTTCATCTGTAGACGTTCTTCTGCTTCAGCTCTTTTTTTGAGCTCTTTCACATTCTTTTTGTTCGGATTCTTTTGCAGCAGCTGAAGTTTTGCGCTTTTTGCTGGTTGTGGCATCTTATCACCTTCTTTCTAAATTAAGAGTCACCTAACCATATAAAACTTGAAAAGCGGTAAAACTGTAAAGGAAGGAGCGCACCGGTCTTGCGCCACTTCAGTTTTTACTTTTCAAGGTAGGGGGGCTACTCTTGTCAGTGAACATGAGCATCAAGTCTATCCTGTGCTCAGTTTCTCCAAAGGTGTTCGGCATAGAGTTTGAAGCTGTGTACTCACATTGATCAAGTTGAGACGTATTATCTTTAGCTTGATCCTTCACTTTTTCTAAAGTATCAATAACTTTTTCTATCCAATCAATTTGTTCGTTGCTATTCTTTAGTAGCATAGAACTTCACAACCTTTCTCTTTGTTTTTACTTTCTTTTCTCCTCCTGATCTTTCAGGATGATCTTTATTATGGCAAGCAAGACACACAAGCTCTAGGTTGTCCTGATCCCAGAACTTTGATATATCTTCTCTTGCTTCTATGATGTGATGAACTACTACACCTTTCACTACTAGTCCACGACGCTTGCACTCTTGGCACAGCCCGAAGTCACGAGCAATTATAACCTTGCGAAGTTTACTCCATCTATTGGTCTTATATAGTTTGTCTATCTCGTCACGTGGTCTGGGTTCTACCATCTACATGTCTCTCTTATGCCCAATGATCTTCTTATCTAGGTATTCATCATTCGTTGTTGAATAGTATTCGATATGAATATCATTTGCTCCATAATCATCATTAGTAAAGTTATTAGTTCTCCAATGATATGAGATATCTACCAAACCTTTAGGCAGTTCATCTAATCTCTCACCTTTGTAATATACTTCCGGCACAGAATCTGTATTCTTTAGTTTTATTTCTAGCAGGTTAGGTTTCGTTTCGTACAATGTTTCTCCTTTGTGTACTATCTTCATGTACCAATCGTTGGCCTCTACTTCTTTGATAGTCACTCCAATCAAGTTGCTTGCGGCACGGACTACGAACACCTTATCTCTATTGTTTAAGGGATCTAGATGATCCTCTTCTATATACCCTTCTATATCTTTATGAGGCGTTCTAATAAATACCTTTGGATAATCCGGCTGTTGTCTAACAATAAAAGGTTCATCTTTCCTGTTCCAAAACATCACTCTTCCTCCTTAATCCATTTAAAGAATCTAAACCATGCAAGTGTCTGCTCCTTATTATCATACTCAGGACTGCTATGCCCCTCTGTCTTCAATACATATATAGCTACATCATCCACAGTGTATGTGTTCGGTAATTTGTCTTTTGCGTGATTAAAGCACTGCTGTAAGTATTCAAAGTATGTCATCACAACCACCTCTTTATGTTTGCCTGTATATGTTCATCATTAAACCAGCCGATACCAACGAGAACCAACTTATACTGATCTATCTCTTGTGGTGTTGCTTCGTCTGTCAGCTCGACTATCGTGTAGCGTTTAGCTATCTGGGCAGACATTGCGCGCTGCGGATAGTTCCCTGCTAATGAAATGTACCAGTGGGTTCTCATTTGGATCAGTCCTTTCTTCGATGTATCTTTCTTCCGTATTGCCTAGTGATTTCATTGTTTTCTTTACGTTTATATGTATTACTCTTTATTGGCTTTCGAATTGTTAGGTAAGGTTCTAAATCTGAACCGGCATAAATACAAGTTTCTTCATATCGTTGTTCGAGATATTGTGGACGATACATTTTAGTTCCCTCCTTATATTGTCCTGTAAGCGTTACAATGATATAATCCCTTTAGGGTGAATCCTTTAAAAGTTTGTTTTTCACTTGGCCATCGTGTAAACGGTGGTCTATTTTTGTGCGCAAAATAAAAACAGCCTCACGAGGAGACCGCTAAACTAAGCCTTCATTCTTTAACTGCTCATATAGCTTTGTTGCTCTGTTGATTCCAATTCGCATTCTGTGTTGTAAATGAACTGGCTTTAATTTTTGTTCAACCCCGTTAAAGTCAATTGCTATCTTTCTAGCTTCACTAATTAATTCATCGTCCATAATTATTTTCCCTCCAACAATCGGCCATCGAAAATGTAGGTTTTCGGCCAAAATAAAAAGACCACTCGATGAGTGATCTTGATTATGTACTATCACCGATTAAAAACCAGTAAACTATCGGTCACCTCGTCAGGCGTTTTTCTTTTTCGAGTCAGACATCTAACACGGATCCTTGAGTTATATTCTGAAACGACACGCCACCCGCGTAAGGTGACAGTGATTGGTTGTATTACGACCAAGGCGTATTGGCATTCTTAAGAGGCTCCCTTGGTTTTGTATCGGATAGACAGGGTTACCGATTCAATCCAAGCCATCGTGGAATTAGTTTAATTACTAACTCCGACCATCTAACCAAATATGTATTAAGCAACCTACACGAGCTTTCACTCTCCACAACTCCACCTATCCTCGGTTGCTATTGACGTGAAACGAGGTTACCAACTGAGCTACACGTCTAAGTCACTGGAGTGGTACTGCCCCACTCACTTACCAACCTATAGTCAAGTCCTATACCGGAACAACCAAATTGTTAGCATTAGTTATTTAACGTCTTCTACTTCCGCCACAGTGACATAATATAAAGACGGCACGTGAACTTTAAAAGAAATGAAGCTTTTCAACTCCATTCATCATTTATTTTTTGTGTGCCGCCATTAAATCCACCAAGCTAGACGTTTGTATGTTAAGAGGTATAAGGAGAAACTTCATGCCAATAAAGTTAGGTTGAGTCGTCTGCTTGATGGATTATCTACTTTATCATTTTAGACCCTATTGACACGGGAAAACTACGCGATTCTTTCCCAAATTAATTTATTTCGCCTATGCGTCTACCAAAATCAGATAGAACCTTTTGTCTAATTCGATATATAGGTGTTCTAGCGTATCCATGCTTTTTACCAAAAGATACCCAATCCATCCAGCTATCTTCCCCCCAATACTTTAGTTCCATAAGCATTCTGATTTCAGAGCTTTGTCCTTCCAGTGTCTCCTTGATACATTTCTTCCAAAGCTGCCGATTGACAATATACGGATCAGATAACTCTTTAATTACTTGCTGTTCAACAGGATTGCTACGTATATTCCCTTTGCCGCCACCAATGTTCTCATCAGCCTCTTTCATTTTTAGTTCTTCTTTTCGAATCGCGATTTCTCTATTGTAATTCGGGTAATTCGCAAATTTCCTGTCTAATTCGTTTATGAGATAATCATTTCTACTCAATCATTCTTCCCCCGTCGTTCTGTATCTTTGCTATCACTTTTATTCAAAATTTCATTCAATTTCATAATGAATTCAATGTAGAGATCGTTTTGTGTCTCCAACGTTTTCATTCGTTTATTCAGTTCATTAATTGCTTTATTGTACGACTTGAATATAGAAGCGACTAAACGCCATGTAACGATAAACAAAATGATTCGAAAAACAGCCTCTGTCGTGCTCATTCACACCCCTCCTAAACCTCTATTGGCGACGTTAGCGGATCTACTTAATTTCATAAAATCTTTTGACTGAATTAATCGCTGTTTCCATTCCGGCCAAAAAAGATACCTTTTCAGGACTTTGATATTTGGGAAATCTTTGATCCTCGATTTCCTCATTATGTTGGTCCCATTCCTTTTCTAGTAGCTTTATCAATTTCGATCGATTTTCTACTTCACCTCTGAGTAAAAGGACTAATTCTTCTTTGGTACATTTCGACAGTTTCTTACTACTTTGGATGATCATCCTTCCACCTCCAACAACTCTGGTTTTACTTCCCTAATAGTCGACTCATGAATTGGTGGATAAGCGAGATTATGATCCGTTATTAAATCATACTTTCGTTCTCCACACTCGCAATGACCACAGTATGCAACTTTTAAAGTATGTTGCTCAATTATTTCTTTTAATTTCATTCTCTCGCCTCCAATAACTCTGGATTCTCGTAGATGTTGCCAATAATTTTGAAGTCTTCAACTGATTTACAGATACATACATCAAAACCGGTTCTCTTTAACTTGAAACATCCATCAACAAATACAACAGAATCAATTTCATCTATTTCTTCAAAGAAGGCATCGATATATGCGCCGTTTTCATCTCTTTGATTGATCTGCTCCGAATCTAATACGTGTACGATATCACCTTCGTAAATCTCAGTACCATTCTTGTCATTCAACCCTGTCGACATCATCAAATTTCTATATGGCGTTCCATTCCGATCCGTTTCATTAAGCCTTGTTGTATAATCCAAATCTTCCTCGTGATCAAACCTAAAATTTACACTGTCATCAAATTCTTCTCTGACACTATAGGACATTCCTTTTCCGTGTATCTTTTGTCTCACTGGGTCCCACTCTCTAAATTTCGGTAACATTACTTCACCTCCAATAGTTCTGGATTTTCATAGATGTTGCCGATGATTCTCACTTCCCTACATTTTCTTAATGGATAATTCCCACTCGAAATTGCTCTTACTCCAGCACCCCATTGTAGGGACAAATTAATTCTTCCCGGCTTACCATATACATAGTCGAACCCATCTTCTATTGTAAAAAGGACAATATCTCCTTCATAAATCTCAACGCCGTTTTTGTCTTCCATTCCTGTTGATTGCATTACAGCATGATTTTTAGAGAGTATCGGGATCAGTCGTTCTGACCCTTTAGACCGTTGGTAAAGCAATCCATCCTGTTGTATATAGCACACATCTCGCTCCCATCGTTTTCTGTTCTTACACCAAACTCTAAACTTCGGTATCATAGTCACCCTCCTTTTTTGCAAAAGAACCGTTTGATGTTCTGCTTGAGCGTTTCTATCGCTCCGTCGTTTGTCTTTTCTAACCTTTCGACATAATTAGCAGCCGTTTCGATTCCACGCAAGTATCCCTGAGTATATTGATCTTGATAACCAGGGAAACGATCATCACGACCTTCAGTTTCCTCTGAATCTAACAATTCAAATAATTCATCCGAAAACTTCATTCAAAAACCTCCTTAATCGTTTCGGTTACCGGATCTAATATCCATACCTCATTCTTTTTTCCAAGCGTCTTTTTAATGCTGGTTCTAAATCCTCAATAGTTTCAAACTTAGATTTGAGCTTTGTAGCCTCACGAAAGATTTGTTCTACAGAATACGGAAAACTGGGAGCCAATGAGATGGCTAATGAATGCATTGTTTGAAGGCTGATTTTCATTCCGCCACCTCTTCAAGCGCTTTAATAGTATCTAGGCCGTCCACCTCAACAAACTCGCCTGAGTCCATTAAAACAACCGCTTGCGCGCGTCTATTATCGGTGAATTGAGTTATTTGGATTAATGTTCCCAATTCCCCAGTAGATTCATATCTTTTTTCGATGTTATACCAGTGGCTTTGCGGTATGCTCTCATTCCCAAAAGTAAACTCATCCTTGACGCTTTTTTCAATCCTAGCTAACAGTTCTACTCTAATGTTCATTTCGCCACCTTTTCCTTTCCCCATTCCGCGAAGGCTGCTAGGACTTGGAACACCTCTGTTTCGCCCATTACAAGTATCGCCGTGCGTGCCCTATCCATTTTTGAATGCTCTTTTTCATCAAAACCAATATAGTTTCTGTTTAGCAAAGTATCGAAGAGTTCCAATACATGCCATCCAATTTGATGCGCTTCTTTCAGCCAATCTAATACAATTTGCTGGTTTTCGTTGAGTTCGGGGTTTATCTTTTCCATTATCGAATCAGTTAAATCAGCAACATCACTATCAGTCCATTCCTCGAAGTCATCTAATGTTACTGTTCCAACTGAAAATGAACTTTTTT